AGAGCGCGGACTCGTGCCCAGCTGGTGCTACTGCTGGCACTGCCAGTGACGGCTCCAGTACTTGTACCTGTTCTGCTGGCCTTCGCCCGTATAACGGGCAATGCGTGTCTACTCCAGCATGTCCTGCTGGGCAACACGACGAGGGCGGTGCTTGCGTCCCCGATAACTGCAAGCCCAACGAGACACGCGTTAACGGCATTTGTGTCCCTGAGCCTCCGTGCCCAGCTGGTGAGACTCGCGTTAATGGCGTCTGCAAAAAGGCTAACTGTAAGGCGGGCAGCACTGGCAGTTACTACGACATGACCAGTCCGACGTCTGTTGCTACCTGTGCGAATAGTGATGGCAACTACTGCACCATGGTCGTTCAGTGGACTATGACCGTTCCCGACACGCCTCCTCGTTATTACGGCATAGGCTACTTAACTGGTGCTAGCTGTGCGCCTCGCCCTGATGGCCCCTTGAGCCCTTCTGATCCTGAGAAGGATCCCGACCCTAACAAGCCTGAGCCAACAAAACCAGACCCTAACAAGCCTGGCAGTAAGCCCGGTGATGCTCCGGGTTCTCCTCAGCCTGGCACCCCTCCTGGCTCAGATGGCAAGTGCCCTCCTGGTACATACAAGTCGAATGGCGCTTGTTATCCCAACGACCCCCCAAAGCAGCCTCCTGATAACGACGGCAAGTGCCCGTCTGGTTATGTCAAGGTGGGTAGTGAGTGCATTCCTTTGAAGCCGCGTCCTGATGATTCGGATGGCAATGGTGTGGACGACAAAGACGAGGATAAAGATCGCAGTTCATTTGGTGGTCAGTGCGATGCCGTGGCATGTGAGGGTGACGCCATCCAGTGCGCCATTGCTCGCGATCAATACCGCCGTTCTTGCCAGCTCATGGACAAGGAAAGCGCGGAATCGCAGCTCTACGCGGCGAACAAGGGCAAAGAAGGCAATCAGACCGGCAGCCTTCCCGGCAATGAAACCATCAGCCTGCAAGGTCGCATCGATACATCGGATGCGCTCGGCGGCGGTTCCTGCTTCGGTGATCTGAACATTACCGTCTGGAATCAGGCAGTAACGCTGCCGCTCTCCAGCCTCTGTCAATACCTCGCCATGCTCGGCAATATCCTGGTTGCCGTCTCCATGCTCATGGCTGCTCGCATCGTCACAAGGGGGTAACCCATGCCAATGTTCGTTGCTGCCATCGGCGGCATGTTGATTAACCTCGTCGGCACCCTGGCTGGTCGAATCCTTATTGCCCTGGGTATCGGTGTCATCACTTACACCGGCGTTTCTACATCGTTGGATTGGATGAAGTCCGGCGCAGTGTCCGCGCTCGGTGGCCTGCCTGCTGACATGCTCGGCCTGATTGCCTTCATGAAAGTTGGCGTCTGCATCAGCATCATCACTAGCGCCATTGCCGCTCGCGCCATCATCAATGGCATCAGCGGCGATAGTTTTAAAAAGTGGGTTCTCAAATGAGCGTTAACACGGTTTCCCCTCAATTGGCCCGATGGTGCATGCCTCAGTGGCGTCAGTATTGCGGCGGTGTACATCTGCTGCTGGCGGCATCTAACGCGATCATCATTCAGCGCTGGGGCAAACAATGATTTACCTTACTACCGGCGCGAACGGCGCAGGCAAAACGCTGCTTACCCTAAAAGACGTTCGCGCGCAGCAGCTCAAGGAAAATCGTCCGGTCTACTATCACGGCTTCGAAATGGACGAGGTCAAAGCGGCCGAATTCGGCTGGCAGAAGTTCGACCCCAAGGATTGGCAAAGCTTGCCCGATGGGTCCATCTGCATCATGGACGAGTGCCAGAACGAATTCCCATTGCGGCGCTCTGGCTCCGATGTCCCGGATTACATCCAGGCTATTGCGCAGTTCAGGCGCAAGCGCGGTTTCGACTTCTGGATGATCTGCCCGCACCCATCGTTGATCGATGTGTTCGTCCGTCGCCTGATCGATAAGCCATCATGGCACCGCCACCTGAAACGCGCCTTCGGTGCCGATGTGGTCAGCGTGCTGCGCTTTTCCGCGCCTGACATGAAGTGCGAAGAACCCGGCGCAGGCGCTCGCGGTGAGGTGTCGATGGTGGCCTATCCCAAGGAGGTGTATAGCTGGTACCGCTCCGCCAGCCTTCACACCGGGAAAAAGAAAATCCCGCGCGCCGTGTTCGTCTTGGCTGCCTGCGCCATCGCTGTGCCTTCTGCGATGTACTTTGCAATCACCGGTGTTTACAGCAATGCCACAAAGCAGGCCAAAGCCGCTGAGCCTGCGCCAGTTGCAAGCGCCCCAGGTGCCCCAGGTCAAAACGCTCGCCAGGTTAGCCAGGTCATGACCGCTGCTGAGTACGTGGACGCTCGCACCGCTCGCCTGAAAGACTTCCCGCACACTGCCCCGGCCTACGACGACGTCACCAAGCCCACCGAAGCGCCATACCCTGCCGCATGCGTCCAGATGGGCAAGACCTGCAAGTGCTACACCCAGCAAGCAACGCTACTGCAGGTGTCCGGCGCTGTCTGCGTCCAGATCGTGCATCAGGGCTTCTTCATGGACTGGAAAACGGCCCAGCGCGGCGAATTCAGCCCAAGGGATAGGGGCGACTACCGGCACCAGCGCGAAGCGCTGCCACAGGCCCAGCAAGTGGCCCAGCAAGTGGCCCAGGTGGACCCGGTTCGCACCGTCCCGGCTCCGATGCCTGCCGCTCGTCCTGAGCCGCCGCATAGCCAATACCTTCAGGGCCTTGCTGCTCGCAATGCCCAGGTGCGATCAAGTTTGCAGTGAGTCAGCCGCGCCGCGATTGTTCGCGCGCGTCGGCTTCTTCTTCAAGCATCAGCACCCACCGGTAACCCTCTGGCGCTTCGGGTCGGCTGAATGGTGATGGCCCGCCGTTCTTTTCTTCCTTGTCGGCAAAGAACAGCAGATAGGCCGCTTGAATCAGGCCCATGCCGGACAGCGCCAGCAGCGCGTAATAGGTGAAGTAAGGCAGTTGCTTCATGCGCCGGAAGGTAGCACATGCACTTCACTGAAAGACAACGGGGACCCGGACCGGAGACCTTGTGTCGTAGGTTTGGGGCGGGGGTATGGGGCCGCAGGGCACCATGGAGGACCGTTGTGCAACCCGTACCCCATGAAAAAGGCCCCTTAAATCGGGGCCTTCTTCATAATATTTATACATCGTATCTAGCCACCGCACTATGTCTGGCACTCGCTCACAGGTGGCTGAATAGATCTCCTGCGCGCTTACTCCAGCGGAAGCGATCACCCCGCCAGTCGCTACCAAGAACTTTCCCAGCACTCGCGCTAGCTGGTCTCCCTTCTCTGTCCCTTCGTGGCGCTCGATATGCGCTCTAACCAGCGTTTGTATCGGGTCAAGGCCAGCAATGGCCGCAAGTCTCGCTTGATCTTCAGGCGGGCAAGGCTTTGCGCCGCTTTTCCACATCGAAACCATAGATGGCGGAATGCCTAGCGCTTTGCCAAGCGCTGACACAGTTCCGGTCTTTTGTAAAGCCCGGTCGATTAGCTCGGGTATTTGGCTCATGTTGCTACCTTTTTGGTACAAACGCTACCAAGTTGGTAATACCTATTTGGTATGACCTTTTTGGTAACGACCGAACTTTACACCGCTATGGCTTCGCCTGTCACCACCTACACCATCGACTGCCCTCCGGGCATGCTCCACGCCCGTAAGACGCGCAAGCGCTTCACCAGCGTGTCTGCCTTTGATGGCTATATCGGTGAACTGCGCCGCGTCGGTCGTGTGGTCGATTTCGTTTCGCCTACACATGCCATCCTGGCTCCGCTCGACCTCCCTTGTCAGTCGGGGGTGCTGTTCATGTTCGCTCAGGCAGCGCCCACGGTGGGCGGCAAGCGAAGCGCCGCCGCCGGGGGTGTTGCATGAGCGATTTCATGGCCCCCCGTCCTGTAACACGGGGGGAAAGTCCGAAGGACCAGCAGGTCGCAAAAATCGACTGGCTGAACTGCACATTTGCAGAACCTGCAATGTCTGTCGAAGGCTTTGTGGCCTTGCTGGGGCGCATGCTGGGCCGTCCAGTCTCTGGCATCGCTGATCGCGGCATGCTCGGTTTTGATAGCTCCGTGAAGCTCTTTGCGCGCCATGGCTCCCTGACCAGTCCCATCGGCTGCATTGCCTTTGGCGGTGAATCACAGCGCGGTCGCTGGCTGTTCCAGTTGACCGGCGGCGGCTGTCAATTCGTGCGCGATTGGGCTGGCCTTCGTGACCTCCTCGAAAGCCTCGATGCAAAGCTAACCCGCGTCGATTTGGCTGTTGATTTTCTCGAAGGGGAACACACTGTCGAGGAGGCCGTTACCTTGTATCAAGCGGGCGGCTTTCAGCTTGCTGGGCGTTCACCTTCAAGCCGCATTGACGGTGATTGGATTGACGGCCAGCAGGGCCGTACGCTGTACATCGGCAAAGCCCAAAACGGCAAGATGCTTCGCGTCTACGAAAAGGGCCGCCAGCTTGGCGACCCCGATAGCGAATGGACCCGCTTTGAAGTCCAGATAGGCAGCAGGGACCGCGTTATCCCTTTCGACGTTCTCACGGACCGAGACGCCTTTTTCGCTGGCTGCTATCCCGCCTTGGCTTCCTTCATTGATGTAGCTGCACAGGCTATCCCAACGCTTACCAAGGGCGGCGAAGTCACGCTGGCTCATCTCGTCTATCACGCGAAGCGCTGTTACGGCAAGTTGTTTGGGACTTTGCTGGAACAGACCAACGCAACCAACGCCGATCTGGTCGAGGAAGTCCGCATTGTCGGTATCCCGCGCCGGGTCAATCTTTCCAGTCTGGCGGCTGGCGTCACTTGGGCCGACGTTCAGGCCCAGCACCAAAGGGTATCGCTATGAGCAAAATGCAAATTGTGGGTTTCGAGGGTTCTTCTGGCGTTGGCAAGACCAGCGGCAAGGCTTACGCAATGGGCCAGATTCACACTCTGGCAACACTGGCCGAACCGTTCAGCGAGAACGGCATTTCCAAGGGCCAGATGGGCACCACCTACCGCTGCCCTCTCCCTTTGGTCGAGAAGATCAAGCATCTCCAGCCGCCCTTTGCTGCTGACGTCGATGTTCGGCCCGTCATGCGTTTTGGCAAGCGCGAGGACGAAGTTTTCGACATCCTGCCTGTCACTACGGCCAAAGCTGCTGCGTGATGGAATTCGACCTCGCATTTTTCGCCCAGCGCGTCGCCATGATCGCGTGCCTTTCCGGCTTCGTCGGCGGTCTGCTGTTCGTGCTGGTGTATGGCGCAGTAGTCGCCCTCGCTGATCGTCTGCGCTCTCGCGCCAGCACAGCCGAGCGCATCGCCCAGGCACGCATTCGGGCGCAATCCATCATGCGGGCCATGCCACGTGGCTGACCCAACAGTCATCGAATGCCCCAGCACCTGCGCGGTGACTGTGGTGCACGAATTAAGCCTTCCGCCTCTGCAGCTCACTGCGGAAGAGGGAGCAGCCATCGCGGGCGCCGTCCTCGCGATCTGGGCCGTTGGCTATGCCTTCCGCATGGCTATACGCGCCTTGAACATCGACGGCAATTCATCAACCACCAATGAGGAAAACTGACATGAACGTGATCGAAAAAACCCGCGCTGTTGCATCGCAAACCATGGATTGGGCTAAGTCCAAGACTGCCACTGTTGTCGCTATCGGTACCGCTGGCGCCGCTGCATTTCAGCCTGCTCATGCCGCCGCAATCGACGTTGCCGCCGTGACCACCGATATCGCCGCCCAGGCTGCCCCTGTCGCCGCTATCGGCGCAGCAGTGCTCCTGCTGTACGTGGGCATCAAGGCATTTAAGTGGGTGCGCAAGGCTCTGTCCTAAGCCCTCACTGCATGTGCTCCCTGACCGGCCGGCAGGGGCCTTGCAAAAGCTCACGCGGTGGGCTTCTTCAAGGTGCAAATAAATGGGCCTCTTCGTCATCCTCGCAATCCTCGGTGCAGCATGGTTCATCTTTACCGCCTGATTTGCGCCCTTGTGCTTGCTTCCGTCGCTTCCTTGGCGTTTGCCGATGGCGGGCCATTTCCTGCCACTCCGGGCGCCTGGGATTCGTCCGTCTGCAATCCTGGCAACTACCCTGGCACCTCTGGCGGTGAGGGCGTAACTAAAGCCTGGGTCTGTAAGGCCAGCACGAATGGCAGTTCACGAAGCTGTGGCTGGTCGTATTCGTCTGCAGACTACGGCCCTGATTACTACTTCGCGGGCCAGTGCTCGCAGTTCAAGAGCGCGGACTCGTGCCCAGCTGGTGCTACTGCTGGCACTGCCAGTGACGGCTCCAGTACTTGTACCTGTTCTGCTGGCCTTCGCCCGTATAACGGGC